TTTCACAATGAGGAATGAGTTGGTCAAGTAGTTGTTGAATATAATGACCTTCGTTATGAGTTGTGATTGCGAAACTAATCATAGTATCTCCCGATATTTAAATAATGCGAGTTCTTTGGCTTTTGCTTCTAGGTCAACATCAATGTCTAGTCCATAATCATCAATCTTGGAAAATACATAATCAGCGTGTGCCCGTGGATTACCAGAAACACTCTCGTTTAGATTCTTGGACTCGCTGTAATGAAACAGTGGTTTGGTATCCCATGTGGATGCAGCGAGGTGTGCCGCATCAGTAGACGACATTCCATCTGTATGAAATGTATGGTGAAAGTAGTCAAAAGTCAAGGGAACACCAGTGCGAGTAGTAATCTCACGATGGAGTTGTTTGATAGAAAATGCGTTTTGTTTGTCATCATTTTCAACCACCAAGCGCTTCTTACAGTTGTCGGAAAGTCTGTCAAATGCACGAACCCATCGGTCAATCGTATCGTTGTCATAGTTCATACCAACATGGATATTGAGACAGTTGTAATGCGATGCTTCCAATCCCATCAAGTCAAATACTTCGGAATGATGTTCAAGGTCGTGGATAGCATTATCTACAACTTCGGGTTTGAGTGACCCAAGTTTAACAAAGTGGTCAGGATGTGCGGTAATACGCTGACCAGTATTATGCGCGAACGCACCAGCGGCAAGAAGATATTGACTAATTTTGTCGTAGTCTGGAAGGTCGGTCAGTTTGTATTTAGAGTTCCACGGAAACAAATCGGAGGATAGTCGGAACACTTTAACACCATTCTGTGCATTCCACTTGATAATCTCCACCAAATCCTTGGCGTTCTGTAGTGCAAGTTCAGACGCATATTTAACACCACGATCTAGAAAAGTACGCTGTATCATACCACGATTAGTAGTAATTTTACGAGTCTTTTGTAGTGTGAGATTGATACAACAATAGCCGACTTGATGTGGCATATAAATAACCTATTAGTAGTTAATGAAATATGTAAGTTACATTATTTACATGTAATATACTAAATCCGTCGTGTATTGTCAAGTGTTATATAGTTTTACCGTTTCTTTTCGCCCACCACTTTTCTAAAACATCTTCTGTTTCAGCCTTGGTCATGTATTGTGGAAACGGATCATCTTCATCCCAATCACCATTATTAAAAGGTATTATTTTACGCTCGTGATCAATTTCATTTACTCGTGTTTCTTGTCGTTTTATCATCGTTTGTGCTTGCACAATTGACTCAGGATCGACGATTTCTTCTTCAACAGGTTCAGATATAGGTACTACTGGATCTGTTGGTAGTTCGTTAAAAATAGTTAATATTTTGGGTTCTTGTACTACTTCACCACGCTTATGTAAAAAATTATAAGCTAATACTAAACAAATAGATAACGGATCAAAAACAAAAACAATAACCAATATAAACCATTTAACTACCGTATCCAACGATACCCCGATTGCTTTTGAAATATATACGAAAGTACCAATATCGGAGTTAGTATTAATTTCTACCTCAGTCATCAAACTTTTTGATTTTAAACTATCTCGTTGTGCTGATATTTTGTTAATATCTTTTTGCAGTTGTGTAACCGTTACATCTAATTGTCGTAATGAATTTTGTGCTGTTCTAATTGTTGAATTATTACCAGTACTACTTTTACTAATTAAATTATCAATTCTATTTTCTTGTTGACCCCGTAGGGAAATAATCTGGTCCAATCTAATGGTTTTTCGTTTTATTTCTTCATCTATTGTTGCTACTTGCCCATTTAAAATTTGAATATCTGTGCTCATTTTCAAGGGTGTTGCTGCTACCTTAGCATAAGCAGATGACAAATATCCATAAATTCCCGCAGATGTAATAATAATTAAAATTACCGTTGCAATAGACAAATATGTTTTTAGTGCTTTGGGAATTTCTACCCAATATCGATATAAAAAAGAAATACCCACCAGTTTACCTAACTCCAACGCACTAGCCATTATCATCGCAGACACTGCTGCGCCGGCAAACAATGTCCCAATACCAGTTACAGAAAATAACGCAGCACATCCTGCGATTACTAATGCAGAAAAAGAAACTAGTGTTTTGAAGTTAAAAAATTTACTCATATATTCTCCAAAAAAATGGGCCGAACCTTGTCAGTCCGGCCCATTATATTTTTATTTTGTCTCCCAAAATGTTAGAGGTTTTGAGCCGTACACATAACTTTTAAGGATCACCTCCTAGTTAATCGGTTATGTGTGAATAACAAGTACAAAAAACACAAGTACAAATCATTCTGACCTCCATTTAGTAATAGTGATTACTTAATCGTAACCTTTTTTGTTTCTGGCTCCTTCGTTAACTTTTGGATTGAAATTGTAAGTAACCCATTATCGAACTTCGCATTTACATCTGAGACATCCAACTGGTCACCGAGCGTAAACGACCGGCTGAAAGCACTGCGCTTCAACTCACGGAGGAGATAAACTGCTTTATCAGTGTACCCGGCGTGTTGCGATGCCTTTCCAGATACAGTAAGAACACCGTCTTGTACTGCGATATCGATATCTTCTTTCTTATATCCAGCCAATTCTGCCTCAATTACAACAGAATCATTATCAGAAATTACATTAACCTTTGGATACGACGATTTTCCAAATGGTTCAACTCCCAGATTTTGATACAGTTCTGGAAAACTGTTTCGTGCGACTTCATCAAACATTTTGTCAAATGTGCTAATGAAACTGTCACGATTGTTTAAAACATGCGTATTAAACGGACGAAAAACTAAACGAGTCATAAAATGACCTCCTATGTTATGTGATCCCTATATGGGCATCACGGTAAAAGGACTCCACCACCGCGGTGCGAGTCCTATATAAATATCATGCTTATTGAGTTTTAAGAGCCACAAGTCGGGCTTGAACCGACGACCGCCCGATTACAAATCGGGTGCTCTACCACTGAGCTATTGTGGCGTAAAATGTGCGCAGAAAATTGACAAGATTTTCTGTACTGATGAATGTGTATAGCATGGCGCCGAAGAACCATGTACTATCTGATAACATCCTTGTCCGCCGTTCAGTGGACAGCTATGAGTCACACACATTTTAAAGCGGAAGCGGTGAGATTCGAACTCACGGAGCCTTGCGGCTCGTCGGTTTTCAAGACCGGTGCCTTAAACCACTCGACCACACTTCCAAATAAAATAAGAACACTCCCTTTCAAACAGTAATCTGTTCTTCCTGCCACCACAACAAGTGCGTCACACCTCGCACGGGAATATTCTTATAACTCGTTACTTAATAAAAGTTGTATCAACCTTGACAGTATCAATAGTCTGTGCTGTCGTATCGGTTGTTACTGCGGTCGTATCTGTTGTTACTGCTGTCGTATCGGTTACAGTGCTATCTACCGTTGCAGACTCACTCTTACCACACGCCATCATAAACACCATAGGAATAATCATCATCTTCTTCATATCTATCTCCTGATAAATTTTATTTTTTCATATTACGGTACTGCATGGCAGGGGTGGGAATTGCACCGCACGATTTCTTGGTTATGAGCCAAGCGAGATACTACTTCTCTACCCTGCTACAAGAGCGGTTTCACGGAGTTGCACCGGACTTCCAATGTGGAACATTGGTGTGCTATCTATTACACTAAAACCGCGTTATAGGCCCACATGGAATCGAACCATGATATGCGGATCCAAAGTCCGCCGTAATAACCGTTATACTATGGGCCAATAGGTGGGGAGGTGATTCGGGTGTTTTCCACACACCCAAGGTTACCTACGGTCTAGAACCGCTCCCCTCCAACCTTTTGCAACATCCGACACGTTGCCAAGCCCCTGTTGCTGCACCCAATTGGGATGGTGGTAGAATTTCAAATTTAACGTCAAGCCATTCTACGGAAGTTGACGGGATCAATTAGTGATTACGCTTACGATTCTTCCAACGATTTCTTCGTTTTTTTGAACCGACCTTTCTTCGACCTTTACCGCACTTTTTAGGATGTGGCATGTTACTCTCCAATTAGTGGTCCTTGAGGGACTTGAACCCCCGCACTTCGAATTATGAGTTCGCTGCTCTAACCAACTGAGCTAAAGGACCAATACTTTACGATGCAAGGATTCTAAATTTACATAACCAGTCCGCCCCACAGGACTTGAACCTGTATATCTCCCGTATATAAGACGGATGCTGTCACCATTTAGCTAGAGGCGGATAATTCTATTTTAGTACCGCGTACGGGAATCGAACCCGTCTTACCAGAGTGAAAGTCTAGCGTCCTAGCCGATAGACGAACGCGGCTCATAACTTATGTATTAAATATACATCACTCACACAACTTTGTCAAGCCTTCAAATATTACGATTGTATTATGTTCCAACTATCTACTAATTGTTGTAATTCTTGGTAATTATCGTATTGCTGTTGATAATTTGAATTTATTGATTTATGTTCCATCGTCATATGTTCTTCTGTAAACTCTAAATTCGTTACGGAATTTAAATAGTCCACAGTATTATTTTGTAATTCTTCGTAATCTACAACAAATACATTATTATATGTTTGTAACAAATGTCTCTTCACATCATAAAATAACTGTATCCATTGTTTTTGATTATTATATAATTCAAGTACTTCTGGTGAATTGAGATCTATATGTGTCTGATCGTAGTAGTGAACATTATATACACTAGCCATTTGATCTGTTAGATTTTGTCTCTGAGTAATAAAGATATAATCAAATATATCCCAGTCAAATTCAGTTTGGTTTATATACAGATCATTATAAAAATATTTAGCAAATAGTTTGATTACATAATCATTATGAGTTTTTAAAAAATTAAAGGTTGCATCTTTGTTTCCGGAAAAGTTTCCATAAACCTTTTCACCATGATTAATAATATTAAATTTATTGGATATTATTTGACAAATAAATGTACTACATGTTCTTGGTGTTGAAAATACTGCTATCTTCATTATTCAGTGATTCCCCACGAATCTACAATTTCTTTTAATTGATTATAATTAGTATATTTTAATTTATAATCTATATTTGACTTACGATATTTCGATATAATATTTTGTTCACTAAAATTTAATTCTGTTACTCTATTCAAATATTCTGTAGTAGAAGTCTGTAGTCTTTCGTATTCCAGTACGAACACATTTTTATGTGTGTTTAGCAAACTATTTTTTATATTATAAAATAATTGCATGTATCGTTTTTGTCTAGAAAAGCGTTCTAGTATTGTTTTATTTTCTAAATCTATAGTATTAACATCAGACAAACGGGCAGTCGCACGAAAATTCCATATATTGTATAAACTTGCCATTTGATCTGATAAATTATTTCGTTGTGTTATAAACACATAATCAAATATATTCCAATCAAATGTCCGAACATCTATGTATTCATCAAAATATCTTGCAAACAATTTGGTTACATAATTTTCAGACTCATATAAAATTTGTGTACGGCCCTCAACTGGACCTACAAAGTTTCCATATATTTCTTCCTTGTAATTATGTAAATTAAATTTACTTGCCAATATTTCACATACAAATGTACTACATGTTCGTGGTGTTGAGAATACTGCTATCCTCATTTAAAATCCACGATATGCCATGATATTGGTAATCTTGCTATTTACTACCGTAATACTATCAACCACTTTAACTTTTTGTGCATTATCTAAATAGACTGTAATTTCATTTAATGATGTTTTGTTATTTTCACCAGTATTGTTGACAATTACTCTAATAGACTTTGTGTTTTCAAATAACTGTTTATTTGCTTCCAATACTGCTTGCTTTCCTTTATACACATTTGCATCCCATTCCGATAATACAATATCTTCCGCGTATAATTCACTTAACTTATCTATATTTTTAGAAGAAAACGCGCTAAAGTATTGATCAATTATATTTCCAATTGGAACTTCTTTACTCAACGGAAATAGTAACCATGCGATTAAATAAATCGTAATCACAGGTAATGGTGAGAAAAATGAACAAATAAATACAAATCTGATAAATACAGGATCTATATTTAGTTGCTCACCAATACCACCACAGAACCCCGCAAGTCGTTTGTTCGATGCACTACGATAAAATCTTTTCATATATTACTCCTGTTAAGTAGGGGTGGCGGGAATCGAACCCGCTCGATGTCTTGCTCCCAAAGCAAGCGGCTAGCCTTTAGCCCACACCCCTAAGTTTTTCTTTAATCTCGTTTACCGTTTGCTCACCCCATTCGTTTGTATGAATCATTTGGTGATGATTAGGACAAACAGGAACAAGATTATTTTTATCGTTATTTTTATTATTATAATCCAAATGATGAACTTCTACAACCTTATCGAATCCGCACAAAATACATTCTTTTTTCCAATATTTAAAACAAATAGTACGATAATTTTTCCAATTTTCTGGTTTGTTTCGTAGATGTGCAAAATATGTGTTTGAACATGAATGCGAACAAGTAATCTTTTCTCGTTTATGTCCTTTTTTTTCAAGAAACTTTGAATTGCAAACAGGACATATTTTTTCAATTAATTTATATTTTCTATTAAATTTGTCAACTGCAGCTTTATGAGAAAAATGACTAATATCTACCGAATACTTATCTGCCAATTCTTTAAACTTTTTTAAGCCATGTCCATTAGGATACATTCCCAGTTTACGGCATACTTCCGATTTTGATACAGATTCTTTTACAATTTGTTCAAATTGTTCTTTTGTCATATTGATTCTCCCATTTACTATAAGTAGTCGGGACAATGTGATTTGAACAATTTTTCAAAACATTTCTTTACGACATATGCTTCCGGTGAGACTCGAACTCACAAGGTCATATGACCAGCAGTTTTTGAGACTGCCGTGTATACCATTCCACCACAGAAGCGTTTCATTATCATTCATCATTCTTGTGTCTTGACCGGCATGTTGAGCATCAAGACCATTTATCTATCACCCATGTATGCCCACGGGAAAAAAGTAATACAGCGGGAAAGATGTTGTCCTGGACAATCGGGTGATGCGGAGTTGCAACTCGCATCTGTGTGTTTCCTGGGCGTAGACTCATCACCAGGTTTAACCACCCCTACTCCACCGTCGCCATTCATCCTAAGTTCCTTTCGGAGAGTTTCAGGGAACTTTCAAACAGATGTCTTTCCATACGACCACTAACCGAGTAAGACTCGTCCTGCTATATTACTAATGTTAATTTACATCGTGCAAGAAATTCTATAATTTCTCTGTTTTTGTAATATACTTGTATATTATGTGGAAGTTGTTGTAACTGTTCTTCCGTTAATATGGTATCTGTTGTTATTATCATAAGAGCACGTGGCGGGAGTCGAACCCGCGTCACAACTTTGGAAGAGTTGGATAATGGCCGTTATATGACACGTGCAACTTCTATTAAGTGAAATACTTATTCAGTGTTTCCAACTTATCCTCTGCATCAACTAACATTTGCAACGCTTCTTCTGCATTCTTATAAAAGTCACCAGTCGAATGGTCACCAATACCAACAGGAACATTCATTAATAGTTCAAGTGATAACAATGCTTTCTGACGCTCTGCTTCTGCTTGTGTGCGTAACATTTCAACAACACGATCTTTCATATTATTCTCCTTGTTAAAATATGGGTAGTGAGGGACTCGAACCCCCGACCCCTTCGGTGTAAACGAAGTGCTCTAACCAACTGAGCTAACCACCCAAGTGGACCTGACCGGGATCGAACCGGTTACCTTCTGAATGCAAATCAGACGTGCACCCATTTACACCTCAGGCCCCATAATACTTAGTTGTATCTACAAAATTTAAAATGTATTCTTGATTTTGTAAATAATACTCATATGTTAATTCATCATCACTTGGAATTTGAATTGGTACGGATGTACCTTCATATATAAGTGACAATCCCAAATCAAAATTTATAGTTTCACATACAAATTGTGTTTCGGTACTTCTAAATTTTGCTACTGCTTTCCAAACATCTCCTGTCCAAATACCACCGTTTGCAACTTCATCTGGTTGTGGATTTCTTTGCATCAATTCTGTGTGCGGTTTGGTGTCGTGTAACAGAATAATACCACCAGAATTTAAATTTTGTATACTATTGTATATGTCTCGTAATGCTTGGTCGCAATGATGTAATCCATCAATAAATACGATATCATATTTTTTACATACATAATTTTCGAAAAAGATATCAGATGTATATGGATAAGTAATAAATGATGGTACATCTGGTTTTGTTATATCACCACCATTGGGGTCTACACCTTCTTTTACATCACAAATAACTTCTCGAAAAGTATTTCCAGATGAAATACCAATTTCTAAATAAGTTTTGTAACCATTATCTTGTACTAACTTATTTATGATTTGACTTGTATATGGTATTGACATACATCTCCTTTTTAAGCGGATGGCCGGGTTCGAACCGGCGACCTCAACTTTGGCAAAGTTGCGCTCTAACCAACTGAGCTACACCCGCAACCAACTACACAGTGCTCCGAGCCGGAATCGAACCGGCAAGCTTATTAGGCGGAAGATTTTAAGTCTTCTGTGTTTACCGATTTCACCATCGGAGCAAATTGGATAGTACTACATCCCCCCATTTTATAGGGGAGAATCTACCTATTCTTCATGATGCCATCCTCATCATGTTTTCCATCCACGAGGGCTGCTGCTTACGGTATTTTCCCATGCACCGTTGTAGTGATGTCTCACGTAAGGGCCAGTAGAGAATATAATCGTGTGGCGCGGGATTTACTTCCGACCGCGGGTAGATTCTACAACAACTTGTTAAACAGCGTTTCAGTGCGTCCCCTGGGATTCGAACCCAGACTGTAGAGATTAAAAGTCTCTTGTGCTAACCGTTGACACTAGGGACACATTACTTCATGACCATCATTCACTCAACACTAGTAATATACATCACTGTATCTCTGTTGTCAAGGGGAGCTTATATATAGTGTGATATTAAATTATATTACGGAAGGTGAGGGATTCGAACCCACATGACCTATTAGGGTCGTCGGTTTAGTAGACCGGTGCAATACCATTATGCGAACCTTCCAATTCATATTATTGATAATCTTTTTCCCAAACTTCTTTAGTATCTTGATACTTTTCTTGTAATGACTCCAATGAGCGTTCCATAAAATTTCCATTGAACCATCCAGAACTGTAATGTTGTACTGCGTGAGTATATGCAGGTAGTTGAACTCGAATAACATCTAGTTCACCACTGTGTATTGTATACTGCAACATACCACCCATGTGAAAATTTATGTGAATTTCCGGCATGGGTATTTCGTACAACAATCCATTTTCATTTTGTTTGAATGCTTTATCTGGCCAAAAGTTTTGGATTGGTCCACCGTCTTTAAATTTGTAATCGTAATACATGAATACCCAATTAAAATCTGCTGCATAAACCATTTCTTTTGAAATACCAACAAAATCATTTCTAACCTTCATTTGATATGGAGAAAAAACTGAAGTTGTATATTTTCTTCTGTGATCTTCTTCTCTCATAGTTTTTTCTTGTATTACAATTTGTGTACTTGGTCGTATTATGTTTTCATCCTCATAAAAATTAATTCTTTTTGGTTGTGTAAACACATATTCGGTATCTCCATGAACTATATTAACAGGATACGAATCACCAGCAAGCGTTATCATAACCCGTGGATGAACCATTCGTAAAAAATTTATATTACAAATAGATTTTTCAAAATTTTCCAAAAATTCACAATCTGTATCTACATGGAATATCCAATCTGCTTCAAAAAATGAATATTTTTTTGAATAGTCGTACAATATGTTCATGTGTATTCCTATACGACTGAACCAATCTATGTTATCTAGTACTTCTATAGATTTTTCTGGTAGTTCTAGATCGTATATAGTTTTTAATTCAACCACATCTGATAGTCCGTATTCACCAATTCGTTTTTTCAATAAGCTTGATTCTATATCTTCTATTTTGTATGTTGTTAACAAAATAACTTTGGTATCAAAAAATGGAACCACATTTTTTTTCAATGAAGCAAGATACAAATTAACATAATTTGTTTCTTCTGGTTCATTTAATTTTCCGCATACAGATAAAAATAATAACTTCATACAATCTCCACATTTACGGAACATACGAGAGTCGAACTCGTCCTTACAGCGTGACAGGCTGTCGTCCTAACCGATAGACCAATGCTCCTATAGTAACACACCTGCTAGGACTCGAACCTAGACAAACGCTTTTGGAGAGCGTTGTGCTACCAATTACACCACAGATGCATTATTTACTTCGTTACTTCTTCATACAATGTTTCAAACTCTTGGTGGGTTGCTACTTCATCTGCAAAGTTTTGTTTATGATATACTTTTGCTAACTTGCTGAACACCTTCTTGCTCAAGTCTAATTCCTTACAAATATCACCCTTGATATTCTTTTGCAGATCTCGTTCTGCATCAACTCGTGTCATGGATGTGCTCATATCCTTCAGCGCGCCAACCAACTTTAACTTATCATTTGGTGTCATCTTCGATAACATTATAACCTCGTTGTTTTATGTTGTCAAGTATTTTTTGTTTTTCATTTTGTGTCATATTTCGCCAATTTTTTATTTCATCAATTGTACGAAAACACCCTACACAGATATCATTGTGTAATTTACATATTTTTATACATGGTGATTTTACACCCACCGAATCATTCCAGTTATATCAATTAGCATCCACACTGCATTGACGATAACCATTGGATAATCTCGTTTATTAACAAAACTATGTAACATTCCACCGTGTCCAAAAAAGAATAGTAAATATGGGATCCACAGTGGAATATTTGGTATTCTACCAGCAAGTATTATACCACCAACAATAAGTAATAACACTGCCCACCACTTGCGTTTAACAATTTTATGTTCTTGTGTTTCGGATAATAGTTTTGGTTTTGCAAAAATAATGTGTTTCATTTATTTTGTCCAGTATCTATAGAATGTTGAATGTCACCACCCTGTAACGGTGTGGTTTCTATTTCACTCAATAATATTCCTACTGCAAAAACCAATATTATTATAATTATTAAAGTATTTGCTATTAACTTTTTTGTTTGTTCTTGCATGTTGTATACCTCCAAATAATAAAGGTGTGAGCCAGATTCGAACTGGCGTGGGATTTCTCCAAAGGTTTTGCAGACCCGTGCTTTCAACCACTCAGCCATCACACCAGAAGCACCCTCGGAGAGATTCGAACTCCCGACCGTTCGCTTAGAAGGCGAATGCTCTATCCAACTGAGCTACGAGGGTATAAGTCCGCGTCCCAAGAATTGAACTTGGTACCTTTGCTTTATCAGAGCAACGTGCACACCATTTACACCTGACGCGGATGGTGGGAACGGATGGACTCGAACCATCGTAGGCTTGCGCCGGGAGATTTACAGTCTCCTGCCATTGCCGCTAGGCGACATTCCCATCACGGATTAAATATAAAACCCTCCACTTAATTTGTCAAGTGGAGGGTTCCATATTCTAGAATTCCACTTTATTACGGAACAATTACTACCTTTGCATTATCATATACAACACCGATTCCAGCAGTTACAAGCGTTGTGCCTGGTGTTACACCCAATACAAGACCTGTGTTTGACACTACTGCAACTGCACTGTTAGCAGAACTCCATGTGAACGAACGACCATGTAAAGCTGCTGTGGATAACGGCACACTATCTACATCAAATGCGGTTGCCGTGTATTGCCGTGTAGCTCCCACCTTGAGGTCTGAGCTGTCAGGAGTCACAGTGATGAAGTCAATATCCACTTCCGTAACATTGACTACTAACACACCCACCTTGTTTTCCACAACACAACTGATGATGGTGGTGCCATAATTAAGTCCTGTGATGACACCTGTTGGGGAAATCGTAGCGATGGTTTCATCACTACTATGCCAACCTAGTGTGCGATTCGCCTGGTTCAATACTGCGCCTGTGCTATTGAATAGCTCAGCCATAACTGTTACAGTACGACCTACTTTAGCCGCCTTAGGCAAGCTAAGTGCAACCCGTGCAACAGGGGTCATGGTCACAGTAACATTCAATGTTCCTGATTTTCCACCTGATGTTGCCGTGATGGTTGTGGTTCCTGCCGCGACTGCGGTAATCAATCCTGTTGAGGATACCGTTGCAACCGCAGGTGCACTGGATGTCCATGTAACAGCAAAACCAGATAGTGTGTTATTTAACCCATCTTTCGGTAATGCGGTTGCTTGTATCGTTTGACCAACATAGAATATTGCAGGTAATGTTGCAGTCAATGCAACTGATGATACTGTTGGGTCTACTACGAAAATTGTTGCAGTCGCTGACTTTCCTTCAAATGATGCAACAATACTTGCTTGTCCACGACCTACGGCAGTTACAACACCTGTTTGTGACACAGTTGCTATTGAGGTATTGTTCGATGCCCAAGTAATAGTTTTACCTGTCATCACTGAATCCCGTTGATCTTTTACTGTTGCCGTGATATTCACTGTACGGCCAATTTCTAGTTGTGCTGCGGTAACATTTAAGGAAACAGTTGTTGCCTTTGCTGGTTCAGGTGCCGTAATTGTCTCCGAAGTACAGGCACTAATACCAACAATCATTAATGCTGCTAGTAATACTTTCTTCATACTAAAAAACTCCTGTAAAATTATTTATAAAACCGTAAAAATATTGTATTTTTACTTTAGTTTTTAGTTAAACATGTTATATCTTTACGAATATCGCGTTTAACCTTGTCAAGATAAATAGTGCGTTCTTTATCATTAACAAACGGTACACTCCAAAATTGACGAGTGTTTGTTTTAAACCAACCAAATACAAAGGAATATACTCCAAGCACTAATCGTAGTTTTACTGCATTAAAATACAATAAATAAACAGGTAGTGCGGGTGCACCATGTGTTAAATAAGTTCGAACTTTTTTATTTGACAACAGTGGTTTAGGATATCCATATTTAGGAATCAAGGGCATAAACTTATACGCAAATCCAGGCGTAAATACCACATCAAAAAATTCTTCCATCAGTGGGGTACACCGAAACCACCAGACTGGTGAAATGAAATAGATACGATCTGCCCATGTCACCAATTCTTGATAATGTTTAATAACTTCTTTCTTTTTAATTGAAAGATCGTCCTTATACAAATCAATAATTTGTACTTCTTCATTGGAACCTTCAAGTTCTGCTTTAATAGTTTTAAATATACCATTATAACAAAAACTTTTTTTATCGGGGTGTCCTATAACAATTAAATTCTTCATAAATTATAATTAAAGTTATAGCACGAACTGGATTCGAACCAGTGTAAGACGCCTTATGAGAGCGTTGCCTAAACCACTCAGACCATCGTGCTAAAAGTAGTATCACCGGTTTTGTCCGACTCCTTCGGAATAGGCATTACCAATTTACCTACTAGTTTTCGTGATACTACTAGCTCCCGAGGTAGGGATCGAACCTACGACATTTTGATTAACAGTCAAACGCTACTACCACTGAGCTACTCGGGAATACATACTACACAACATTTCCATTTTTATCAAAACTAATAAATTTTCCTTCTTTTACTAACTTTTCGAATACAGACTCCACTGTGTCATCTAAAAAGTTATCTTCATCACTCATCTTCTTTTTCCAAAAAGTTTGCAATATACAAAGTCCCACCCACCGCGGTGATGAATATCACACTGAAAAATAAAAGCGCGCTGACCATTAATCCCATAACCCACGATAATATTTACCAAACAATTCGAATCCGTTTTGAATTCGCATATAACGCATTGTGACTTCAGGAGAAGTTAAATCTTCACATTGATCAATCCAATGTGTCAACTTGCTTTCAAATGCGAAAATCATTTCATCCATGACATAATCCCACCGCTTGAAATAATTATCATCGGTTTCATAGGCCATCGTGGGAACTTCTGTTCTTCTGAGATGTTGTGGTACATCTTCATCATCAACATCCGGCGCGCCGTGCTTTGTTTCCTTTAACTGTTTCAACATCGGAACAATGATATGTGCGAGGGTAATATCCATACTCCACGTATCATATGCATCAATACGAACGGAAATTTTCTGTTCTTTCTTTGAAGTTTTTGGATAGGGACCAATATACACTTTCATTTTAAAATTCCACCTTAATAAAATGTTCACGAGTTAGATGCATTTTTTTACGGTACCACACCCGAATCTTATATGCCAACATGACAACCACAACAATGAAATTGAAAATGTAATTCATCATCAAGGGAACATTCCATAACATCACTGCATAGGTTGTCATGAACACTTCACCTACAAACCACAAGAATAACATAGGCCACCCGATATGACAACGCTTATCTTTTATAGTGCGTATCAATTCAGGGACGGCATTAATTGTTAAAAAAATACTACCAATGTATCCAATAAGTTCCATATTACTTACTCAATGAATGAGGTATTGGTATACCAGCATCATCGACACACACAAATACCATTTCATCAATATCAACAATAGTTTTTTGTGTAGTAAGATCTCGTACTTGTACTTCTAGTGTAATAGAAGTTTTTCCTACCTTTTTTAATCCAACACCAATTTCAACAACATCACCTTGAAATGCAGGTGCAACAAAGTTAATTGCTGAAATACTTTTGGTAACGACTCGTTTGTGTCTTGTTTCTATTGCCGCGTAGATAGATGCTTCTTCGTCTACCCATTCCAAACACCGACCACCAAACAATGTACCATTGACATTCAAATCACCTGGTTGTACTAACTTTCTTGTAAGAAATCTCATAATAGTAAATTTATATTGTTATGCCCCAAGCAGGATTTGAACCCACGCTGTTTGTTCCGAAGACAAAAGTGCTATCCACTACACTATTGAGGCTGTAGTAAGTTATACATTGACCAATTACCTCGTTCTGCCGTTTTTATTCTGTGGCAATTGGCGCATCTAACTTCGCATTTTTCAATTTCTTCAAGTATTGTTTGTTTGGTATATTGTTTGCCAACCATAACAGATATGGCTTCAAGTTTTTTACCTTTAATATGATCAAATTCTAAAACTAGTGGGTTTGATTCCCCGCAATCAATACAAGGATGCGACTTAAAATATTCTATAAAAAATAGATACATTTCTTTTTTATAAACACTTCTTCTAACTTTAGCTTTATTTATATATTTTGTTTTATTTTTAATATAATGTGTATCGCTATAAATTTTATGGCAAGATTTACAACTATTTTGATATGTTATTTCTCCATTTTTCTTTATTCTTTTTTTAGAATATTCTTCAATGGATTTATCTATTTTACATACAGAACATGTTCTCATATATTCTCCAAATGATGATTATATATAAGTATCATGTATGGATTTGAAAACTATATTAATTTCGAATCCAATTGAGCTATTGAGGCGAATTACTTTTTATCTGTTACTTGTAACGGAACACCGATTGCAGATAACCATGTATTGAGATGCGTTTTTACTGTTTCTATGTCTCTATTTTCCCAATTCATAGTTAAAGTTAAAACCTCTTCGTTAGATTGAGAATCACGTGCGTAATATGACACATTCCACGATTCATTTATTTTTTGTTTTGCCATAACCTATCTCCAATTGATTGCCGACTATGCACTCGGAGGGACTTGAACCCCCACGCTTTTGGGCGAACGCTCCTAAGGCGTTTGTGTCTGCCATTCCACCACGAGTGCGTCCTACAAATCAAAACTTTGTCTGATCTCGTTCAGCCGAACAAGCCATATGGTCTGCCCAATGAATAATATACGGAAGATTTGTTTTCATCGGGTATACACCATGATTTTTCAAATATGCTTTATTACCATCATCATACATTCCATCGGACAACTTAATTGCAATCCATTCCTTTTCGGTGACTGGAATTTCAAATTTCTGTAAAAGGTACAGAGCACGATCAGTTACCGTCATATACTGAATGTTCTCGTTGTACTTATACATTTCTCCACGCTTCCGATGCCAGTCACTATCTTGGTCAAGATAGTATGCACCCTGCTCATTACCAAGTTTACCCAAATCATGATGAAGTGCCGCAAAAATCATTTCTTGTTTTGTGAAGTCAATCTCACCACCAATTGCTTTATATGCAGTAGCCACCTTCATTGAAGCTTCCGCAACATGTACCACATGGTCGAGGTACCCACCAGGAAAGGCATTATGATAATGTACCTTACCAGATGCGGGTGCGGTAATCAACTGTTCTCCAAATGTTTCATACATCTCATTTAACTTATCTAGACGAGGATCTTCGGCAAGAAATGCATTGAACTTTTCCAAGTTCTTTTTTGCTTTTTCTTCGTAATCGAGCATCGTAACCTCTTTAATAATTTAATTGTTTGAAATCTTCTTCATAATACGCATGTAGTAATTTTTGTATCTCGGTATTATTGAAGTCTACATTTTGTAGAACATAGTCAAAACTTCTTGGTCTGAGAGAGGTATCTACTTTACATCCTAATCTATTTTCTATAAACTGTGTACATGTAGACAATTCCTCATATCTAAAAATATAATCACGAACTTCCATTTTGTCAAGATACAGATATTGAGGTAATATAAAAGACCACATAACACAATTTTCTGGATCCATTATTATCTTATTATTTATAAAGTTTTTTTGTAAACTTTTTACTAACTCCAACCACAAAAGATCCGATCCATTATAATATGTTTTATAATGAAAATTATCTATTGATTTTGATAAATCTACTATTTCTTTTAAAAATTTTATAACTTGATTTGTGTTGGGTGGATTTTCAGGAAAAGTAATACACATTTTACACGAGCAATGATTAAATACATGATTTAATCCAGAAATAAAACGGGTTATAGGATTACGAACAACAGTAAACCCCGTATATTTTCCGTGCATTTCTACATTTTCTGTGTATGTGTAGTGATCTTGTCGTTCTTCTGGATTTTCGTGATTGAATAACGCATTACCAATTAATGTTGATGCGGTTTTTGGTATGTTGATCCATAACCACTTTGAGTTATCTACTTTTGATTCAACCAGCATATCACAATGAGTAATCGTAATTTATAAAGTCATCTTTGTGTAATTCGTAAATCATATGTCTTAGTGTAGAATTATTAAAATCCACATTGACCAATTTATTATCATAGTTTCGATATCTTTCTACAGGTATTTGATACCCCAACTCATATGTTACAAACTTAAAAAATACATCTAAGTTTTCATATCGAAAAATTCTACCTCGTTGTAAACCATTCAATATATAATTCTGTGGGATGATGAGCGGCCAACGAACACAATTAATATTCACATCTCCGATACGAATATTGCGATTAAAATGTTTCTGTATACTTCGTATTACTTCCAAATATAATTTATTTGTAGAATTTTTATATACAGTATCAAAAAAATTATTTTGTTTATTTTTTAATTTTAACATATCACCCAAGAAAGCAATAACTTCTTCTGTTTTGGGTGGCACAGTTAAATCAAAATTACATCGTTTACATTCACATACACTAAAAATGTGATTTAATCCAGACATAAATCTGTCTATAGGATGTCGTACCATAGTAAAAACATCATACTTATCTTGATATCTGTTGATTAGTTCACGATATGTATAATGTTCTTGTGAATTGTAAGGTTTGTCCGGAAATATGGCTTTCATAGTACTAGTTGTGGCTGTTTTTGGAACATTAACCCACAACCAGACTTTTCCATTTAATTTAGATTTTACTAACATTGTGAATATAATTTATTTTGTTGTCGCGTCCAAATTTCAAATATTGTAGGTTCTGTTGGTTGCTTTAGTAACACCATACCGATTTCTTCCATCAAGTAATCGGATTTTTTATTATTACAAATATTACAAGATGTCACTACATTAGTCCATATATCCAAACCACCTTTTGCAGTGGGAACTACATGATCTCGTGTTAAAAATTCAGAACTTTTTATTTGTGATTTTTTTCTACCACAGTACTGACAAGTATATGCATCTCTTACAAACAAATTTTTTTGTGTAAGTAATGCTTTTGTTTTAAACACGCGTCTACCTTTAATATAATTTTTTAATGCAATCATCAAAGGAACAGGGAATGTTTGCCTGGGTGATCGCATCACATATTCTGGATGTTCCTCAACAATTACCGCCTTACCTTCCAAAAACATCAATAGTGCACGCTTTGCAGACACTACTGTTATTGGCTCGTATGTGGCATTTAAAACAACACATCTAGTTGTTTCTATCGCCATAATTTATTCCTCGTGTTTACTAATATCGTTTAGTAATTTAGTAATATGTTTTTCTCTATATTCATCGATAGTATTTTTTGCAGCTGCCGCAGTTTCGTAATCTTCTACCTCTGCACATACCTCTATAGCTTGTTCCAAAACCTTTTCATAATCAATTTCCTTTACTATTGCAACATGTCGAATATTCTGTGGGCTAGGTAATTCGAATAATTCTATTCTAGTAATATCATGTTTGATAGCAAATTTTATTTTCTTTACCAAATATTTAAACACCAATGGTCTATTTTCATATAAAAATTTTTGAATTACATGAAATGGTTTATTTGGTAACTTGAACATGTTTTTTTGTTTTTATAAGTTTCTTAGATTTTACAGACTTTTTTACAACTCTCGTTTTCTTTTCTACAGATGGTGTATCCGTTTCATCGGTCAACTTACCACGAACATATACTTTACCATCAGTATGTACATATCGTGCTTTAAAATGCCAACCACGAGGAAATTTTTCACCATCAGATTTCTTTTGTGTATCAGGTGGTGGTGCGACCATTTTTTGCACACAATATGCACAAGTTACACGGGAAATGTCAATAGGAACTTCCACTTCTTCATTTCCACACTCACTACAAACCAAATACTGCCGACTACCAACTCTACGAATCTCTGTTTTTGTCAACTTTTTTATTCGACGCTTTAATGCCATATTAACCTCGTGCTTTCCATAGTCTGTATTGTTTATCCCACCGTGCTTCAAGAAATTTTACTTTATTTTTTGATCCGTTTGGATATCCAATTTCTTTCATCATTTCATTGAATTCTATCAGTCGGGCACGTGCATTGAACAGTTGTGCTAAGTTTTTTGCTTCACAAATTAATTGCTGCACCTTTGTATATTCTGATTCCACAAACTCTTTTTCAGAATCAGTACCAAATATATTGCTGAGATAGTGTTTAATTTCTTCATACATTCTTTTCTCCGATAAGATGTAAACACTAACCATTAAAGTGGATCCGGCGGGAGTCGAACCCGCGTCCATGATTGCTTCCTACTAAGGATTTATGTGCGTAGTTGATTTTGTAATGTTTCTGTGTTTTAAATAATCAACGAACCCACACAGATAAGAGTTTGTAAATTTGATATTGGATACTAACTCCCCTCTCCAATACTACACCATATACTGTGAACAAGTTAATCTTATATGGGTCAGACTAATCTTGTCAGGCTGCAATTACGCAGCGAGGGCTAGATATTCGTTGCCAGTTAAATATTTTGGTCTGTTTTACTCGTCTTACCAAACGAGACACAAAGCTTAATCATCCACACCATGTCGAAGCCAGGCGGACCCTTTACACTATACATAGATATACTTAAATATAAAAAGACCGAATTGATTTGTCAAGTCGGTCTTAATATATAGTATCTAATAAATATTTTTATACAACTGCTCTACCTTTGTCATTTTCCCAATCTTTTTCTGGTCGTACTTCCAAATTTTTACTCCAGACAGCATCAAGTAGTGGTGTTGATTGCCCGTTTGCTTTACCATATTGTATCAGTGCGTTTAAATCCTTTGGAAAACAAGTACCACCAAATCCAAACTTACCATCATGTCCTGGAACATTCCAGTGCGAAGTACCAAGTCTTGGATCTAGTTTTAATACTTTAGTTAATTGATCAAAATCAGTATCGGTTTTTTTACAAATTTGATATATTTCGTTCAAAAATGCTACTTTGGTAGCTAGCATGGTATTGGCAACATACTTAATCATTTCCGATTGTTTTGCTGTAGTCACCCACACTTGTGAATTCGGAAATCGTTCATAGTATAATTGTGATACAGGTTTTACAGAACGACTGTCATCGGTATAACCCAGTGTAATATTAGTTTGTGAAATAAAATCATTAATATAATTTCTTTCTGTCAAAAACTCTGGATTAAAACACACAGTAATATTAGGATATCGTTTTGCTAAAAAATCACAGGTTCCTGGAGTAACTGTGGATTTAATAACACATATAGATTTATGTGGTAGTTCTAACAAAGATATTTCTGAAAGCACTGTGTCAACGATTTCAATATTACATGCTCCATCTGCATTCATCGGTGTTGGTACACAAATAAAAATAATTTGTGCTTTCTGAGCAACGCCTATAATATCTTTTTCGGTGCATTCTTTTTGAATATCAAATGTTACTACTTTATTATTTTTTTCAAATCCTGTTTTTACTGCGGTACCTACATATCCTAACCCAACAACACCTATTGTATTCATATTGCCCTCTGGACAGAACCTATGTTTGAACGAAAACTATACCAACCATTATTATATTTTATATCATTAACTTGTTGAAATACTTTATCGTAATTATGTGCTAATTTATACATATCATACTTTTGTGCAGCAAAATTTCTAACTGTTGAACGATCTATAAACCCATCTTCTATTTTTTCTAATGCGGCCAGGTAATCACCTAACGTATGACAGTTAAATCCTGTAGTGCCATGCTTAATTGTTTCTGTGAAGCTTCCGTATGACGAACCAATAACAGGTGTTCCGCATAATTCGGCTTCTACAGTAACACCACCAAACGGTTCTACATATCTGGTTGGCATTAATACTGCCATAGCATTACCAAGAAAGTCAGCACGGTCTTTACCATGAATAGGAGGTTTATATGTAAGATTTGGTAATCCCATATATGGTGACGGATCCCCCTGCCCACACATAATAAATTCTATATCTGGTCTGTGTTTGGCTATTTCGTATACAATATTGACACCTTTTATATCGGATATCCTCCCGAAATATGCCACATATTTTTGTGGTGTATGTATGTAATCCCACTCACTCACATCAAAATAATTTGGGATTACCCAATGATAATCGTGACCACTTTTACCTTCACGACCAATTTCGTAGTGATACCATGCATAACTCTCAAATACACGGAAATTTTGATACGAATTGGGATATCCTATACCAGTTTCTACTTTTGGATTACTAAAGTCTTTTATCGCTTCGTTGTGAGCAAATCCAAAAGGTAAACATATGATATCATCATCGTCTAAATTTTTTTCTAATTCAAATTTTAATTGCTCATTAAATCTACGATATAATTCATTTCCGGTATCAGCGAGATCACCAATAAAATCACTCGACATAACTTCACGATCACCGTACTTTTCTTTAAATAATTTTTTACGAATATACATCCATTCGTCGTACATCATCACATTTACATTATACCGCGCGCCACTATAAGATCCTTCTACTCCATAATGTATAACATCGTATCCCACGGACTGTAACATGGGTGAGAATCGTTTTACCTTGCCAGTAAACGCACAGTGACTAAATTCGTTAGTGGTCTGTGTATGTGGAATTCCTAATAAATGTAACCTCATACTAACCTCTTATAATTTAATTTCCAATCTATTGAATTGGTCTTTTAAAGCTTCCAAATACGCTTTGGGTTTATCAAATATTTCCACTTCTAATTTTAGAAGTTCGAGTTGCTCAGTAGAAAGTTTTGTTAGAAACATTTCTTGTGGGTGAATCTTACTAGACATAACCTACCTCCTTGAATGTACTTCTATAAGTACAAACTCACTACTATAAAAATAGAAAAGGGAGAGCATTTGCTCTCCCTAATTCTATTTCATAATTTAACTAATTACGCAAGAGTCCATGCGGTGATGTATCGACCCTTAGCCTGTGGACGGCTCGAAGCGACCATACCATCCTGCTCAAACATCCCACTGCTGAAAACAGAATTGATGAAAGAAAGACGAGTACGAACCTGCTGTGGGCGTACGCCATCACGGTTCAGATAATTATGAACATCGTCGGCGGTGACTACCCCATCGGAACGCCGTGAGGCGAGACTACGAAGGTACGAAGAAATGCGACGAGTCGTAGCTTCACGCTCCTGCGTGTTGTAAGTACGAACCACGAAACGGTTGTTGCTATTACGCTTTGACATATATGTAACCTCTTTTAAAAAAAGTTTTATGAGATATCCGATATTTGTACGAGCGTCACCACATTGGCGGGTGAGCTTCGGAACTGTCTCACACAGTACACATTAATGATACACTTGTTTGATCAATCTGTCAAGTTGTGTAGAAAATCTTGTTGTTTAATATTAACCTTTAACTGTTAGTTTTGGATTTTTGAAATCAAAATTGTCATCCAAAATATAAATTGTTTCTTGTGTAAACTTACTCAAAACTGTAAGACGATTAACAATTTCTGTAGTACCAATTTCACCGCTAATGTCTCCATACCACAATTTCCCTAGTGTCTTGGTAGCGATACTAATATTAAACAAAGTATCTTTTTCCATAGACATATTTCCTACTGTACCAAATAACTTAACTGCTTCCTTCACTGCCGGGCTAATATCTTCTTCTGTATAAAACATATGTACCTCATTCTTGAGGTTCTTGAATTGTCACCAAAGGTGACGCGGACTCCATAAATTCGTTATATTTTAATGTATAACATTTGGTACATAACGCCTGTATTATTTCTATATCTTTTCTACGGATGGCGTATGCACCACATTCTTCACAAGTGCGTACAGAATCTCGTTCTAACTTGTATGATACAGAATCTAATACATACTGTTCATGTTTGTCAAGTACCTGAGCAAACTTAATTTTAAGCATACCATGCTCTCGGTTAATAGATATTATATTTGCATACTCTAGTTTGTTAGCTATAGTGTAAGCTTTATCTATTAATGTAAGCCATCCTTTTCCTGTTATTTCTATATTATTATTTTTCATTTTCTTTCTTTTCTTTTTGCTTCTTTTTCTTTTCTTTCTTTAAAGGAAAGATTATGCGCATGAGTAAGCTCCCAAAAACATATGTATGTTTCTAGAAAATACTTTTATTTACACATGTGCGCACATGTGTTTATTTTTTAAATTATTTTAATCTGTGTAAGGTAATTTTTTCATCTCACGGAATATTTCATCCGCGGTAGCCGACTCAACCTTTGTATCAGTATCATCGTGTTCAATGATAGGTTGTACCTTCTTTTTAGTCAAGGGCTTCTTACTTAATTTTTTTACAAGTTGAGCAATTTGTTTATCACTTGGTATCATTATTTACCTTTCCATGGTTCGTTTGACTCTTCGGATGAATCGTCATCATCCTCATCTAAGTTATCTTCAAACAATTTACGAATTTCGTTTATATCATCTTCGGACATTTGCTTATACGATGGATCTTGTTTCATTTTATTTATTAATTCATCGTAAGTTCTACCTGTATGCTTTCCATCTTCGGAACCAAACATTTTAAAAATAACTGGTGTCCGTGTATCTTGATCACCTACCGCTTCACCCAATGCCTCTACAAAATTTTCAGACGCTTGCATTGTAGCTTGACTCATCTGTTCTATTTTATTTGTAGCTATATATATGGATTTTATTATTGTAGACATTTCTGATACAAGAAATGATAATCGTATAGAGATGGTTATCAATGTTATAAACCCTATACTTACTGCTCCAAAAACAAAACCCAGAATTATATTTTCCACGATCACCTCTGTTTGTTAACCAATACCAAATCCTGTTTGATGCCGTAAAACTGCTGGTGCTTCACATGGTTCAAACTCATTGGTAATGGAATTGTGTTTATACCACAACCGTAAACTATCTGCTTCTAAATTCGGACGAATCTCGTTTAGTAAAGTTTTTTCTATTACGGCATATTGATATGTTGATTCGTCTGCTATATCACGCAAATTGTTTTTAACTATATAAATTGCGTCTTTTAATTCAGTTAAAATTACAGGTGTAGTTCTATACCCAAGAGGTAAGTTTACTTTTAAATCCAACACGGTTATCGTATAAACAACATTATTAATCATCGTGTTTATACCTGTGTTCACCTGTTATGTTTTCGTATTTTGACAAACGCGCTTTTAATACATTTACTTCAAACAACAATTCGTTTGTTGTTTCTACTTGATGATAGTATCGTTCACGCCATTCATCAACTTCTTCTTGAATACGAATCAATTCTTCTTTGACTTTATCCAATTCTTCTCGTAGTTCTTTACGCAAAGACGAATGTTCATCAATTAAGTTATTTTTATTATCTAAAAACTTTTCTGTGAACTTTAGTAAGAATCCACCTACCACAGTCAAAATACCAACGGTAGTAGTTTCTGGTGAGAGCATATTAATTTCTGACATATATTAGATGATTATTGTAATAAATAACCAAATTATTTGTGTATATGTCTAACGAACTTAGTTATACTTAGTTTTCGTATGAAATGGAATAGTAAGGCGGCTATTAGTAGTAATAACACATCTGATAATTCAAATCCTCCATGAACTATCATACCAATCACCATACCAAATATAAATACAACTGTCAGTAGCTTGTCAACACTAGAGCACATCATACAATATAGTAAAATGTAAAAGAAACTGTTTATAAATATTATACCAATTCCAAATCGTCTATATTGACAATATACTTTAAATATGTATCATGTTGCATTGCAACCCATACATAAACTTTATTATTATGTATTTTTGGATTTGAAACCAAAATAACATTATTTCCTGTGGACAATACTTTGGCTACCGCACCTTTACGGTAGCCTTGTTTTTCGTATTGAACTTGTACGAATATATTGTCCATAAAAAATTATTGTAAAGTATCAAGTACAAACTCATTACAAAGTGATTCGTTTTTCATGATGATAAGCGTGTCACGTGCAGATCTACCAATACTCAGAAGAGATGGGCAAATAACATTTTTTCTTTGCTCCATAGCAATCTTACGCTCATTTTCCCGCTTAACGGATAGTCCATACAGTAAATACAATACAACACTAATTACCGCCACACCAAACCAAAATTTAAAATCAATCGTCTTCACTTTCTCCATAATCTTCATCATAATCCTCTTCTTCAAAGAGTTCGATATCATCATGTACTATTTCAGCACCTAAGATACCATCTTCTTGGATAATCGAAGTATTATCCAATGCTTCTTCAACATATGTTGCAGCATCTTCTTCACTTTCACCGTAACATATAATGTTAACAGGCACTACAAATTTAGTTAACTTATTCATAATAATACTCAGTTAGTGGTTTGTCAAGTTATATTTTATTAAATATTATTTGGTGATGTAGACCATTTAATTGAATTAATAGGTATATGTGTATTTAAATCTAATATATTTTCAACTTCTTGTCTAAATGCGGTGCTACTTGTAAATACAATTTTTTTAGATTTATATATCAAAGAATATTTTTCAAGTTGATCCAATATATCTATCTTATTAATAATAAGGTCGGTTACTCCGTTTATGTTTATTGCTTGGAGTACACCATCCATATCCAACCAACGAACTTGTCTCTTTCTACCTGTGGTGGCTCCAAACTCTTCACCTAAAGTTTGAATTTGATCTAGAGTAGATTGATCGGAGTCATCATAATTAAATTGTTTAAATCCAGAATAAGTTTCATATGCCTTCATAACTCCATATATTTTACGAATATTTTTGGGTGGTATTCCGTT